CAATACATTGGTGGGATATCTGCATTTAACAAAGCCATTATTTAATATCGCCCCAATTATTTCCTTGTTCGTAATCCACTTTGTTAGGGACTTTTAATTCTACTGCCTCTTCCATTATGCTGATAATCTGTTCAGCTTTCTCTGGAGATTCAACAGATATGTCCACCTCATCGTGAATCTGTATGTGTGGTATTATACCATTTTCATATAAAGCTACCATACTTTTTTTAGTCATGTCTGCAGCACTTCCTTGTATTAATTTGTTTAATGCTTTGTACGTAAACGCACGTTTTAGAGGCTCATCATATTCTTTTCTAGCCTGTTCTAACGGTAATGGTTTGTATACACCAAACTGCACCGGTTGCCAAAGATCGAAATGACACGCACGACCAAGTAGAGTTCTTATCTTACCACGATCGTTTGCCTTACGAGATACATTGTCCATTAATTGTTTTACAAAAGGTGCTTTGGTATGATACTGCCTAATTAGTTTTTCTGCAGAGTCTTTCATTAATCCTAGTTCTGCCATGAGTTTATTTTTACCCATGCCATACATCAGACCAAGATTAATTGTTTTGGCCTGTTTACGTTCGATGCCTGCCATGTCCGCAACAACCTGATGAAAGTCTGCGTCACCTGCATTGTATGCATCTACAATCTCATCAACACCTGTAAGATTCTGTAGCTTTGCATAGTGTACTAATATTCTGGGTTCCTGTTGTGAGTAATCAAAAGATCCCCACGTATGATTCTCTTCTGGAATAAATATAGATCTTATCATCGGACCTAATTCTGGATGTCTTGCTGGTATCTGTTGCAGGTTTGGATTAGACATACTGAATCTACCAGTGACCGTACCACCCTGATCTGATCTTATCTGATTTATGTCCGCATGTATTCTACCATCAACAGCATGTTTGGTTATTGAATCTATGAATGTGCTGTGAGCTTTGTTTATCTCTCTTGCCTCTGCGATTAGTTTTGGTAATTGATGTGGATGATTCTGTAAAAAGTTTTTTGTAAAACTAGGTTCTTTGCTTTTCTCTGTTCTGTCGTATGGTAATTTTAATTTGTCAAAAGCTTTGGCGATACTACGCGCTGCCATTATCTCAACATCAATACCTGTTAAACCTTTGATATTACTTAATATTTTTTTCTCTTTGTGCATTAAAGATTTTTTAATATTGTCTGCTTTCTCCAAATCAACTCTCACTCCTTTGAATCTCATGTCGACCAGACAGGGAAATAGTTTTGTCTCTAGATTAAATATATCCCACAACTCTTCCTGATACATCTCTGTTTCTAATCTCTGCCAAAGTTTTAGTGTTGACTCCGCATCACGTTCTGCATATTGACCGACAAACATTGCGGGTAATCTCCACAGATCTTTTTTAGGATCGATGCCATATTCTTTTGCTGCAGCGTTTAGGATATTCTCATTCTTACCCATACCGATATAATATCTCGACAACGTATTTAATTGATAAGACAATCTATTCTCATCAATCAAAGACGCTGCTATCATAGTATCCACGATCTTACCTTTGATCGTGAGTCCCGCTGATCTCAACCAACAGATATCATACATAGCATTGTGAAATATGAAGGTGGTCTCCTCCTGATTGAAAATATCCTGCAACCACGAAAACACCAGTTTTTTGTCCATATTACCATTAGACTCGTGTCCTATAGGAAAATACCCTGACCAGCCGTCTACGGCCACCGCAACCCCAGCAATGTGCCCTTTTCCGGTAACATTACCTGAGCCCAGCTCTTTTAAATCTGGATCATTGGTCTCTAAATCTATTGCTATCTGTTTTGCACCGCGAAGATCTTTGAGTTCTTCTGGCATGACCCATTCTGTTTCTGGTGTGAACAGAGGTATCTGTGTGTTTCTCACGAATAATCTCTCTCTAATATCATCTCTAGATAATGGATTGCCTTCTTCACATCTTCCTCTTTTCCTTTTGACTGGTGTCTACAGATATACTTTATAGCGTTGCCCTCCGCAAAAAGCAACTTGTTTTCGTTTATGAAATGTGCCGGCTGAATCTTCATATTTTTATAGTGTTTTCCACCCACCTGTTTTTCTAGTGAATCGTATGTTGCTTCTTTAAATATATTTTTGTGTGTCATAGTATGTAAGCCTTATCAAAATCTCTTGGATCTAAGACGTGTAATTCACGCTTCGCTCTCGTCGCTCCGGTATAAAATAATCTATGTAATTCATCCGGGTCATAACTAAATGTTTCAAGAGCTGCGTTTGTTATATCCTGCATCAGTAAGACCTTGTCAGCTTCTCCTCCTTTCGCTCCGTGTATTGTTGACATTATTATACGAGGGTTTTTATTTATCTTCTCTCCATTCGCCCTCATATTACGAATGTAGTTTTCGGTTATGGTATCTAAGCCCTCAAAGGCCTCGTACCAAACTTTATCTGTGATCAGACCATGTTTGTCCTGACAATCTTTTAGAGAATACTTATCCTCTGTCTTTAAGGTTTTACCTTTTCTAAATCCTTCTAATACATTTGAACCAAGATACTCGTAGATATTTTTTATCTCCAGATGATTCAGTAATGCATCTTTACGCCATGCCTCCCAGTTGTTTAATGCTAGTAGTAATTTTAGTGGTACAGAGTTGCTGCCTTTATATTGATAGTACCAGCCCTGCAATTCACAGAGATCCTTTGCATCATCTAAAAAATGATTTGCAGATGATAACACCAACCAGTTACCCTCCGACATGTCGACCTGTGTGATGTCAGAATATCTTTTGAGTATACCTTCTTCCATTCTTGGTTTGTATGTCTTACTGAATCTGTTCTGTACCTTATTTATTATTGTCTGTGATAGTTCATGTATGGGTCCACCAGGTATACGATAGGATTGATCTAGTGTTTTTATATCATCGACCTCCTCTTTGAGAGTGATGAAGTGATCCACATCTGCACCTGCCCATTTGAATATCGCCTGGTCATCATCACCTGCGATATAAGTTTTCTCTGCATTGTTCCATAATTTTCTCACCATGTCCCATTGCAACAGAGATAGATCCTGCGCCTCATCGATAAACAAAACCTTGAAGCTTGGTGTTGTATCTTTTTCGATAAAGTCAAGAAGTAAATCATTAAAATCTTTTAGTCTTTTTTCTTTTTTAAACCTCTTTAATTCTTCTGACAAAAGGTATAAAGTATTGCGTTCGATATCTAGGATGTTCTGACGAGAATCATAATATTCTAAAAGATCCATACGTTTGACAATGGCTGTATTTATTATTGTCAGATATTCATTATCAGAATTAAATGTGCCATCACTGTCAGAAAATTTTGCGGCCTTGATTGGTATGCCACATTTTTGACCAAACTCTTTGTAGTCCTCCCAGCCCATCATCTTTTCTTTCGTCATACCTAGTTGTGCAAATGCAAAAGAATGTAGTGTTCTAAAATTATCCAGATCATTTTCTAGATCTAGACTGAATTTATCCGCGGCCCTCGTTGCTGCCTCCTTTGCAGCTTTCTTTGTGAATGAGAAATAGCCGATCTGTTTTGGTCTGATACCCTGCTGTATAAATTTATCGACAAGATCTAATAATGTCGTGGTCTTACCCGTGCCAGGCGGTCCTAATATGATCGTCTTCACATCTCCTCCTTGATATATCTTTTTAATTCTTTGTCCTGTACATTGTCTGGTATCCTGTTCTTATAAAATATCTCGTAGCTATCGCTGCCATATTTACCGATACCAAATAGTTGTGTTGCGTCTTCGCCATCCCATTTTAGATAGTCCTCAGACATCCTCCAGATCCTTTGAGATCGTACATATTTCATACCTAATTCTTCTAAAAGTGTTGCAATTACATCAATATTTGACTGCAATAATACCTCTGGAGTAGGAAATTTTTTAAAGAAAGATGGTAGTATTTTCTTTACTTTCTTGCGTCCTGTCTGATTGAGACAGATCACACCCACCATGTGTTGCCATTTATTTTCTACCTGTTGCTGCACCATCAGATCATCCCTCATCAGAAGTTCTCCTCCTGATATGGTATCTTGGATACAGATGCCTCTACCTGTTTCATTGTTTTGATCTTGATTAATCTTGGTTGTTGTTTTTTTATCCTGACTCTCTCCTCTGTCACAAATACATCTAGTTGTTTTATGAGATTACCTGTCTGATTCTTATCCTTGTCCCAGTGATTTCGTTTGCAAAAATTAAAAAAATCTTCCATTCTAAAATATGTAAACTCTCTTTTTTCATCCGTGTATGGTAGTTTGTTAAATACATCGTCCATTGTTCTTGCTGATTGTCTGTTGGTCGTCCAGTCCTGTAATAGATTTGTTAATTCATTTACCGGATCCAATGACTCCAGTGGTTCTACCTCTTGTAATCCTGTCATCATTGGTTTTAAAAAATGTTGTTTCCAATCTTTTGGTTTTGGTACAGGCACAACTAGATTAGCCTGATCAAGACATGCCAATGCAAAAAGTTGTGGGCTGTAAAGTTGTTCTGATTTTAATTGTATTCTTTTTTTATCCACATCCAAAAACCATTCTGGTGGTTTTGATGCATACTTTGTGAGACTGCCTAACATCGGCATCTCCTCCTCACCAAATCCTACACCAAATCTTTTAGTTCGACATAGACCTGATTGACATACAGCATTTATTGGTGAATCTTTACAGCGATATTTATCATAACCTTTTCTGTTTACTGATTTGATTAGTTGTTGCACCTCACTATTGCTGAGTGCAGGTTCCATGTATTTTAGATTTGCCTCTACAATCTTATCTTCCCATGTGTCTGGTGCAGATTGTTTGTAGTATACCGCTATATTAAATAATGCATTGTTCCTGGAACCCTGTCCAAAACCTGTCGATGCAAGTTTATTAAGACAAGGTGGTCCTCCAGGAAATGCTTCTTCTATCTTTTTTTCTTCCGTCTTGATATCTTGTAAGGTTTCTTTCGTGCAAGAGTAAATATCATAGAGCTCAAAAAATTCCTCAAGTGTACAACCGGCGCCATTATCGTTGATAGCATAACGTAGTCCTTTCATCTCATTGTAGTAGGGTAGGTTTAAAAAGTTACCTGTGTCCCCACGTTCCACAAGTATCTCTGTTTGTTTTGGAAATATCTCTGACCCTTCATACCCAAGTATGATGGCCATCTGTTTTAATTTTGATTGCATCAAAGATGCAGGAATGTTTTCTTTTGTAAATAAAAATACGTGTGCGCCGCCTGATTTACTACGGCATACTATTAGAGGAAGCTTATTAGACCGAATGTTTTTAATGAGGCTAGTATGATCAAAGTCGTATTCATCAATATCAATACACCCCCACCGACAATCATTGCTTTGCGTAATAGGGATGATTCCCAACGCTGGTCCTTCACCTTTGAGGTGCTTGACCCAGTGATCTTCTGTGACGGTACCACGTACAATAAAAGCTTTGCCTTGTTGCTTTCCGTTCTCGCCACGATCTCCTGGTTGGTATTGTCCATATGCTATATCAAGTCCTTGAAATATATTTTTGAATTTATCTTTTTTTATTATCATTTCTTTTTTCTTTGTAAAGGGGGGACCTCACAATCCCCCCTATCTTTTTAGTACGGAGTTGAGTCCGATACTTTCTCTTCCACATCTGCTTTTGTTTGAACGTTCCCTTTGGATACATTACCAGCAAAATCCTTTGCACTTAGGTACAAATTCTTATCTGGCTGACCCAAAATTCTGTCCTGCGTTACAACCCAACCGTACCAAGAACCTTTATCGTTCTTTTGTAGCGTAGATGCTAGGTTATAGACCACACCATGCATAGGTGGGATGGCAAAGCCACCCTTACCATCAGATATCTGTATGGTTTTCATCATAGAATTCCATTTCTTACTGACCTGTAGCTGCGTAGATTTCATTGTAATCAACGCTGGTGTAAATCCGCCTGTTTTTGTTTCAAGCATTATGTAGTAGTAAGCGGTCTCCTCAAGATAGTTACCATTAGGTAATCTGATCTTTGATCCCTCCCGCTTGCCAGTCTGGATTATAGGACTGTTCGGTAAGTGAGATGCAACAGGAGCAGCGTTGCCGTCCCCTCTATCCGACCATTCTGGATAATCCTTCCTGTAGTAACAAGGAATAGCCTTGATACCTTTTTTGCCATCATACAGTTCGCTAGTGACAGTATTATAGATCATACCTGGTTTAGCACCTTCTATATACTTTGCGTCACCATCGGTTACCTGTGGTGATAGCTGTCCTAAGATTCTGACAAACGGTAACGCCATATCGTCTTGCGTCATGTTCTCAAAACCCTTGGATACATCATCGCCAAATAGAGCGAGTGATGTCTGAGCTTTAGCTTTTATTTCATTAGCCATTATTCATCCTCCATTATTTCCGGGTGATTTTAGTTTTGTCTTTAATCCATGTACTAAAGACATCAGGAGGCATATCGAGCCCGGACTCGATACGCTCCTTAAATAGGGCAGTCAACGTAGCCCAAGCCACATCAGATTTCTGTTGTGGTTCA